TGTCATATCTAATATGGTCGATAGTGGTTGACCAAGGTGTTCGGCTAAATTGTACATTAAGTATAACTCAGTCGGGGTACCTTGGTCATCTATCAGTTTTTTTCGCGGTCGGCCTCAGCCCTATCTGGTATAGATAAAACAAAGTTAGCCATACGTGAGACAAGTTCAGGATCCACGTTATTTCTAAGCCTGGTCTTATCTGCAATATCAAATACCGCTTCACCTTCACTATCCATAACTCCGAATATAACAGAGTAACATAGGTAATCCGTAGTATCGTTATCCGCACGACTAAGCCACTTGGCCTTATCATTCAGAGTGAGATTCTTCGCATAAAGCGTAGTCTCCCACTCTGGCATTTCTAGTGCGCGTATTTCACGATTACTAAAGTCAGAAACAGCTAAATCAATTAGCTTACTCATATTACGCTACCGTAGACTGAGTTAACTCGCCAGTACCATTAAAGCTAACTGAGGCTTTAACAATCTCAGGGTTTGATCCCGTGCGACTAACGCCAGTTACTTGGATAGTTCCAGACCAATAAACAAGTCCTGAAGTATTGCCAAGAGGGTACATATTCAAGGTAACTTCATCGCCTTCTTTAAGGCCTTCTTGACCAGTTGTATCACTAGGATCCCACTGAACATTGATTGATCCAGACCAAGATTTTGTAGTGACCTTACTGGTTTCCCAAGTATCACCCATAACTGTGTCATTAACTGTGTTAGCAGTAGTGTCAATAGACCAATCTATCAATTCAGCTACCGCATTACTGCCAACATAAACTGAACCGTCTTTACCTATATGGCTAGCCATTTAACTTCTCCAATGCGCTACTGCGCGTTTATTTAAACTATTTAATCTACTACTGGCTTTGCGAGCCTTCAACAGATCTATATCTTATCATGATTGATAAAGTACCTACAGCGATAGGTTTTTCACCATCAACGCTAAAGTTTGAGTCGAATCCAGTTACCTGAGTATCAAAGGCATAAGATCCACGATCTAAATCCGCATACAAAGCCTCTTCCACCTGCTCAGATATTAAATCCAATGTGTCATCATACCCTGTTGAGCCTTTGACGTAAATCTCAATACTCATATTCAAAGTGTGCTGAATTGATCTAGGAGAACCAACCGTGGAATAGTCTGACTCCTGACCCTGAGTAAACACACCTATACTAGGTAACTTATCGCTAGTTAAAGGGTAACTCTTTGACTTAAATACATTAGAGCCAGTTAGTGATAGCCCTGTTACAGTAGCTATCACATTATCTCTAATTAATGTGCGCAAATGTGTCATTACTTAAGCTCCAGAGCCAATTCAGTCATACCGTTGCCATCAGGCATGGTTACACGCACGTAATACTCAATCCTATCAATCGTAAGCTCATCTCCATTAGATAAGCCAACCACATCGCTAGTTTGACACAAGAATCTAGGCTCAGACATTGCGAAGCCAGTATTGCCACCACCATCGTCTTCAGAATAGTATGTGTCGAATATACCAACCACAGAGCCTCTAAGCCAGTAAGCGGTCACTCCAAAATCTTTAAGAAGCAACTGCCTCTCGTCTGCTGTCTCTACAGCCACTATTTAGTCTTGCGGGAACGAGTCTTAGGCTTCTCAGAAGATACTTCTAAGCCCATTGATCTGTTTTCCGTCTTTGTCTTTGGTTCGTCTGTATGGGGAATGATACGTCCCATAGAAACTAGAATCTTTGCAGCGTCTACACTCATCTCAGTGATAGAACCTGTCTGATATGTCTTGCCTGCGATTACACAACCGCTAATAACTTCATACTTCATAACTTACTCCAAAAATAAAAGGGGGCGTTTTACCACCCCCTATCTTGGTTCAGATCTATGCGCCGTCGTTACCGAAAGCGAAGCTCTGTGCATGACGAACTGCTACGTCAACTGACTGCAACGCAACGATACGGATAGTACCAGAGGTGCTGTGAGTGTACGGATCAACAGTAAGGTCAAGACCACCAAATAGGCCGATCAACAAGTCGTTGAAGTTACCGAAGTACATATTACCAGCAGTACCTTGGTTAGACACGATTGAACGATAGCCGTTGATGTCACCGCCGCCAGCTACAAACTGAGCAGTACCAGTTGCTTTCTCAGTGGTCTTAAGAGCACCGTTCATAGCAGATGGCAAGATGTATGCTAAGTTGCCCATTAGAGCGTTATCATTAGCAATAGCAGTTTCCAAGCTTACTGCTTCAGCAAACGTTGGGTTAACGCCAGCGAAGTTAGCAACAGTGTTAACACCAGTAGTATTCAAGATACCAGTTGGCTGGCCAGCAGTACCAGATCCTTCCAAACCAGCTAAGTCGATGGCAAGTGCCAAAGCTTGTGCTAGGTCATCACGGATTAGGTTCTCAACGTCCATGCTTGACTGAATCAATAGCTGACGAGTCACATCAGTAAATGCACCTAAAGTCTTAGGAGATAAACTAACTTGACCTACAGTCATTTCGCTTTCAGTTGCAGCTCCGCCTTCAGTGGCGATCCATGCAGCAGTAGCAGCAGTTGCTTTCTTAGGAATCTTAACGTCACCAGATAAGCCACCTAGTACACGGGCACCAGCCTGCATAACAGAAGATGAGTTACGTAGAACGTCAATGAAGTCGCTTCCACGGTAATCGTCAGAGAACAAAGATGCTTCGTCAGCAGAGTTTAAGTCACGCTTCTTCCAATTACGCATTACTTCAGCAGGAAGCATGATGCCTTGGGCAGTGCGACCATAGCTTTCAGCAGCAGCGCGTGAACATTCAAATTCAAATGCAGCAGCTTCTTGAGCACGACGATCAGTTGGGTTTGCAAGTGCGTGGATAGCACGGACTAGAGAGAAGCGTTTAACTTCAGCTTCCTTCATGCCGATATCCTTAGCTTCTAGGCCGCGACTAGAACCAATGGTATCTAGTAACTCACCACGGAACTCTTCAACAGAAGTTCCAGCTTGGATAGCTTTACGAGCCATATCGCTCTTGTTGTGTCGGGCACCTAGCTCATCGATTTGAGCGGCGTTACGTTGTGCGGATTTCATGGCGTCAGCCTTCACCGCTTCAATATCAATCTCAGACATTTTGTCTTCCTTAAATGAAGTTTGTATAACAGGGATGGGTGAAGGTTCGCTAGATCTACCAACGCCAACTGTCACATCGGCGGGGATCGATACCAAACTCGCTTCTACAGGTCGCCAAGATACGGCGCGATAAGTTCCCTCATCGTTTTTTCCGCCTTTACTGACCTGTTTTAATTCGTTGATGCGGTAGCCAACACTAATATTAGCCTTGATACCATCAACAACGTCGGTAAACGCTTCGCTAGCAAGTGCGCCTTTTCCAAAACGCACTGTCGCCCGTAGTCTTCGGGCCGAGCTGTCCAAGTTTACAGATTCGATTACACCAATTTGCTTCTCTGGATCGTGATCCAATAGCAAAGGTGCTCGACCAGACGATAAGAACTCCAAATCAATGGATTTAGCATCATGGTCTAATATTTCATTGCCAAAGTAGCGCAACACAGGCTCTTCGCTAGAGATAGCGATCTCAACAGTACGCGAGCCTTCATTAATATGTTCAGCTTGTGCAATTCCTGCGCGGTGTTGTACAGAAGTTACATCAAATCGTCCTTCAACGACTTCTTCAGCGACTTCCTCAACAACTTCTTCAACAATAACCTCTTCAGAAGCGACCTCTTCAGTCACCTCTTCGATTATTTCTTCACTCATAGTACGCTCCTAAAGGCACTTTAACCTCGATTCTAACATTATTTAGTCATCATCGGTAATATCTGGTGCTATTTTCTCTAAATTACCACCAAAAGGCTCAATTGCGTACTTAACACCGAACTGTGCAGCAAGAGATTTGTCTCTAGCAATCTGACCTAATAGTTCTTCAACGTCCTTACCATACTGGCTAGCTACGTCATCTAGCGACAATACGCCATTCTTTAGGCCAGTAACAGCAGCATTCATCTCTTTAAGCGGATCAACCCAACTCCATGCACGGCCTCTAAACTGAGCTGCTTCTGCAAAGTGATCAAAACGTGCAAGAGGAATACCAATCTTACCCATTTCCATTGCAGATCCAAGCCACTCTTCAAATATAGGGCGGATAAGGTGAGTAACCATTAACTCTTGAAGGTTTTCGTAGTAATCTCGCTCATCTAGAGCGCCCTGACGGATTGAACTGTAGCTAACTCCCTCTAAATCGCCTGATAGTGAAGGATAACTTGGCCCTAAGCCTACTGCAACACCTTTTAATACAGCCTTATGAAAGCCATCGAACTCATTGTTAGGGTACTGAGGGTCAAACGACTTGAAATCAACGCCAACAGGTAGCTGGTGCATTGTTCCTGGCTCTACTTCCATGATAGGAATATCTTCAGCCATATCGTCTGGTACGAAACCATCTCCGCCAGCAGATGTAAAGAAACCCATTTTAGATGCGCCAATACGGGCATTAACAATAGCTGCCTCACGTAATGCGCCTAGCTGGTTCATTGCAGCCATAGAAGAAGTAAGCCAAGGCTCGCCACGCGTCTGTCCTACACGGTTTGTCTCTAGCAGGTGTATAACCTTACTAGCTGGAACTCGGTTGTACTTCTCTTTAACTGTCATCGTAGAGAAGTTTGCATCCCCAGGATGAGCCTGAAGGAAGTAGTATGCAATAGGCTTCTTAAACTGGTTAACTTCGACACCCATACGGATCTCATTGCCACCTTTAGCCTTGCGATTGAAAGTAGTATCCACTTGATCAGACTCTACAAACTCAAGAGCGAATGAATCATGGAAGCCTGCGCCACGATGTTTGATGATAAAAGCCTCACCGTCACGCGCCAAAGTCTCAATGGCCAGCTTCTGTACATCTATCCATGATAGTTTGCCATCTACTGTGCAATTACCCAGCTTACACCAGCGACTAAACTTAGATTCAATTAACTGGTTAGCAGCTTGATCCAGCTTTGAATCACCGCCAAAAGCCCTGACTTGAGTGTTAAACCCCTTCTTGCCCACAACATTGTTGCGTAAGAGCTTCATATATCGCTTAGCATACTCGTTGTTACGAACTAAATCCCTTGAGCGAGATCTAAGCTTAGGTAGCGCTGACTGAAGTTCACTGTCTGCACTACGCTCTGAAGCTCCAAAGCTTGAAGAGAACAACCTTCCTGTAGCCGCTCCTGAGTAACTGCGTCCCCGCTTAGGTTTAACATCTACTTTCTTACTACGGAATGCGTCTAGAATGCCCATTAGAATCTTACCTTCACGGTTGAGCCGCCTCTGCGACCTTGTTTAGCGTTAGATACTGCTTTTTCTCTAGCAGCCTCGTTACGGTAGTAATTTCTCGCCTCTAACATCTCTGTGAACGTTAGCTTAGTTAACGACCTACCCGCGATAGAGTATTGCGCAACATCAGAGTCAGCCTTTCCAGACAATAAAGACTCTATCTTACCAAGCATTATAGTAGCATGAGTTCGAGGGTCTTCTTCTGAATCTAGGTCAGCAAGAACGGTAAATGTTCCCCTGCCTACAACAATTCTCTCGTCGTCAGAGTTGCGAAGAATCTCAAGCTGCCACTGATAATCACCCTTAGAATAGCTAGATGATGATGTGCTACTAACAGTAGCTACGTATGAAGACATTACTGTCTTAAACTCATTATCACCGCCTAAAGCGGATCTAGCAATGTATGTTGCAGTATATAAAGATGAAGGGTAGTCCCCTTCTAGGTCAGTACGCTTCCACTGTATGAAGTCACCAATAACAATCTCTTTAGGTTCGCCTTCGGGAGCATTTGCTATATCAAACGCATTAGCCATATATTATCACCGCCATGAATTAAGGAATCCACCCTTGGTCTTTGGCACAAACGAATTACGCGGGGCCGAATACTCTTCAGGTACTTTTTCAACATTAGGCTCAACCGTTTCTTTTTCATGACGGTCAGCCATAGTGTTGACATTTATATTCATAATAGCATATGCAGCGAGTGCGTACACCATGCAATCTAACGCTTCGTTTCTTGGTCGCACTTTTTCAAACACTCTCTTTGAATAACCACGATGATAACGAGTCACAATCTTCTCTGCTGTTAACTGCTTAAAGTATTCAGCATCTAAGGTATCATTGAAGTGGACATATCCTGGCCCCTCTTCAGCTATACGCAAGCGAGAGAAAAGTAAGTCCTTAACTGTGTTTACGCCGACAGGGAATAATGGACACCGTACAGTGTTATTCTTAGAAGGCTTGCCCGCTATTGCTCGTCCTTCACCACCAATACCCTTTATGGCGAACACCCTACGACCATAGTTCTTCTTACAGTAAGAATAAACGGAGTTAGTGAAGTGACCACCTGAGTCAACGCACGAAGACCTGATACCCATCTCTTTGCCAGAAGCAGTCTCATACCTAGCAAACAGAAATGAATCAAGCGAAGTCCATAGTTGAGGTGTAGATGGGTCGCCATACAATGTCTTATGGTCGATTACCCATGATTCGTCGTCTCTACCCCAGCCAATGACTGATAGCTCAAGTCGGTTATCCTGTACGTCAACGCCACAGGTAAGGAATACAACCTCATCTGGTATGTACTTCATCTCTTCACGGCGATCATACAGAAGGTAGTCATCTACAGTCTCGCCCTGATCTTCCCATGTCTCACCCAAGTAAGTGTTAGTCCATACCCTTAACTGCTCAGGGTTCTTCTTAACCAACAGGAAGTCCCTAACTCCATCAGGCAATGGTGTCCACGGTGAGTTAAGTGCAGATATAGCAAACCCAGCAACACCCTTAAGCTCCTTGGTTGCATGCCACTGTCCATTACGGATACCCCAAACCCTGTCAGCATCAGTCCACAGCACAGAACATGACTCACACTCGTACTTTGCGGTGTCAGGATCTTCATCAATCCACTTAACGTTCTTCCATTGCATCACTTGCGGGTGTTCGCAGTGTCTGCACGGTATGTAATATTTACGTTGGTCTGAGTTTTCGTATGCGAACTCTATTCGGCTGTTACCCTTGTTAGTAGGAGTAGACACCATTACGATCTTACGGTTCCAGAAAGTAGCCGCACGTTTCCTTGCTAACTGTATTGGGTCGCCCTCTGAGCCAGCACTAGCGGGATAGCGATCTACCTCATCACATAGCACTAAGCGTATAGGACGACTTGCCAAACCTGAAGGTGAGTTAGCACCCACTATCGACACAGACCCGCCAGGAAATAGCTTATGTAATGTTGTATTGCCTGAGTCTCTTGATCTAGCTTCGTTAACCTTAGCTGTCAGGCAAGGTGTAGATTTTATCAATCCGTTTGCTACACGATCTTTTGAGAATGACTGAGCCATATCCAACGTAGGTTGAAGCACCAAGATAGGACTTGGATCGTGATCCATGTGAAAGCCGATGATATTTAATATAGCTTCTGTCTTGCCTAACTGCGCCGCAGCCATTACTACTACTTCAGGTATGGAAGGGTCAGAACAAGCATCCATGATGCCACGCTGATACTCCGCCCGCGATGTATACCAACGACCAGGCTCAGCACTTGTCTGTGAATCAAGTCGGCGCTCTTGATCTGCCCACTGACTTACGCTTAATTTTGGCGGTGGCTTTAGCACTTTCAGCGTGTTCAGCAACATCTGTCTTGGGGTCATAGCTCGATAATTCCTCTAATGCTTCGTTAATCACATCTTCTAATACTGACTTACATCCGCCAGTAGTAGTCTCTGATGCAAGAACGGGAGCAATCTTAGATGGCAGTGCGAGTAGCTTACCTTTAATTGCTACTAACACTCCTTCCCATTCCTTTATAACATCTTCAGTTGGCATTAACCTACCATGTATAGTCTCTAAGTGTAGCTCTGCCACTTCAGCCTCAGCGTTTACCTTCCGTGTTCTGGCTTCGTCATAGGTTGATCCTATTTTGACGCCACCTGTCGATCCAGTGGTCTTCTGATACGCCATTATTTCCTCCAACAATAGTTGAGTACAATTATACATAATAAT